AGATGTTTGAGCAACAGGATTGATGTTTACAGGTGTTGAGCCACCGCCCAGGTATTCGGGGCGTTGAAGTCTAGCATCGGGAGAAGTTACACCAAAGTGAGATTTAATAATCTCTATATATCTCGTACCACCACGAGCATCACGCTCTAAGAGTTTTTGAGTTTGAAATGCTAAGCGTAATTGATTAATAGTTGCAGCAGTTGCATCTGATAAATCAGCATACATATTACCATTTGGTGTAGATGATTGATAAGTAACATAACTAGCATCGTCAGAATGTTTAAGGGCATAACCTACTGTTGTAGAATCAGAATATCCTATTCTAGCTAAAGCGTCTGGAGCTGCATCAGTTGTTACAGGTGCAGAAGTTCCTAAAGGTAAATCAACAGAATCACCTTTTTGTGGCCAAGGTAGGCAAGAAGTGAAATAATCATGACGCTTACCGCGTCTAAGAATTGTATAGTCAGTTGAGGTATCAGGACCATCGTCAGTATCTACGACAACTGAATCTTGAAGATTTTCATCACGAAACCATTCGTTGTAAATTAGGTTATAAGCTCTATGCCATAGTGAAGAATGTTCTAATGCAGCTATTTTAGTTGGTATTCCGAAATAATCGGATAATGACTCATTTGCATATCCTCCTGCTGGAGAGGTCATAGTTGGAACAGTATAGTCTATTGAATCACCAGGATCTGTTTGTGCTCCGTTGAATTTTTCCCAGTTATCCCAAAGTAATCTTATAGGTACTGAGAAGAAATGAGTATCCATGAACATATTGTCCATTAGGGGGTGTATTGGGGTTGCAAGACGGGCAAAGCCAGTCATATCAACATTGAATGTATCACCGGGTAATGCTTCGTCTACTAAACAGGGAACAAGATTGCCAGCATCGAAAGTAGTTTTAAATCCATGTGATCTATCGAATGATGAACGTTGTATTTCAGCTCTAGGTACTTCGCTGAACTGGTGTTTCATGACTGATTTCATACTAATCTCCTAGTTTGTGTTTCTTCTGTTTTGGGGGCTGTAGCCGCCCCCAAACTGGTTGTTTTTGAAGTTAATAACTTCGCATAATTTGCGTTATGTTAAGAATTTTGAACTTCTTCTGTTTTCACTTCTACAAAGTTTAACCCATTTCCAAGTGATTTGGGATCTTTTGGTGTTAATTTACATTGATTATTGTTAAAAGAGCCGAGGTGATATAGGGTGTAATCGGCTGGATTAAGTGATATTTGTGTTTCTTCATCGTTACACATATTTTTGAATTGTCTAATTGCAGCTGCTTTATTTATTAAGAAAAAAGGCTGGTTATAAACGTGTGATACTTGATCATAGATTGTGAACATTTCTAATTGCATGTTGCTACTCCTTAAAGTTTGCGTTTAAATTTGGACATTCTGTCCTTCATACACTTTTCCATAACGGCTAAGCGTTCGGGTGTAAATTCGTAAGCTCTTTCGAGTGCTACTTCTTTACGTTTTTGTTTAATAGGTTCTAATAAATCAGGATCTTCTTTACCGAGTAAGTAATCGTAATATTTTGGTATTTTTTGTTTTTTTCCTTGAATAGTAATAAAGTCTTTCAAGGTATCTTCTTTAAATTGTGAGTGCCAATCAGCACCAATGCCTGGTCTTCTAGACATGGTTGCGTATTCGGGTAGTAATTGATAAGGCTCTATAAGTTCGCCAGTTTCTCTATCGAGGTCTTTATATCTACGGTAGTGTTCTTCTTGTTGACGACCATTTACTTTTTTTTGTACGTAGCCAGCTACATAAGCTGCGCTTTCTAAAGTTACAGGTCCAACAGTTACAAATCCTTTGTGTTTCCAGTGTTTAGAGAGTTGTTCGGAGATATAGAGATCTCCGAAATCGTAGTCTAATTTGACTTTATCGGGAAAATCGTGGTTGAATAGAATAGCATGATAATGAGGTCGAAAAGATTTTTCTCCATATTCACCACAGTGAAAGTATCTTATAGTTTTTGGTGCGTTGTAATCTCTTAACGCTTTAATAAATTTTTGAAAATGTTCCTTTACTAAAGAATCTTTAGGATTTAAAGGTTTATTATGTTCTATTTGATATTTATTATCTTTTTCATGACCAGGTAAATTAATGTCATTATAAGTTAGTGTAATAAAAGAGTTTTCTTTATTTAATGAAGCTTCATGGACGATACGTGTTGCCCATTGACGCTTTTTATCGATACGACAACCCATGCATTGACCGCATGGTACGGTCATAGAATTTTGAAGTAATCTAGCTTCTCTAGGGTTCCAAGTGATACCACCGCCTAGGCGTGGGTATCCAGATATAGGGTAATAACAAGGCATGGCTACAATGCTCAGTTAAATTAAATGCGGTATCCACCGCGCATAATCCTACCTTGTAGAGTATTCTTTTTATGCGTACGACTTGCAGTCTTGCGGAATAGTTTTTTGCTATATCTACGGTTTAGCCTTTTACGTCTCATCTCTAGGGATCTCCTCTATTAATTGTTTGACTTTTTTATTTATTATTGTTGTCCATTCATCTAAGTGTCTAGTTATGAATGGTATTAGGAGTGAATGAAGAACGAATTTTAAGATTTGTCTTGCTATTGCACTTTCCATATTAACTCCTATTTTTTTAAATCTCTTCGAGATTTTGACTCGTAGTCACGAGTCAGGACAGTTGTATCAAGTAATCAACTGTCCATCTCGCTGACTTCGTCAGCTACCGTGTCCGCTTTAGCGGCCACAGGTTCATCTTTTACAGGTTCAATTTTGGCCTTGGCTAGGCCCATTGATACCATCTCATCATGGTTTTTATCATCACCAACGAAATCCAGGAATTTGGCTGGATCGTTTTGGAAACGGTTACGTACGCTTGAGGGTAGTTCCTCGAACATCGAGTTTGCAGTGGCGATTGTGTTTTGTGCTGCTTGAAAGTCCGCACCTGTGAAATCGCCGTAGTTTTGAGCATGATTGATTCTATGCTCTAGTAATTCACCCTTAACGTATTTAGCCAGGATCTGGTTAATATCCGTTTCATCTTTGTGTGATTGTTCAGTACGAGCATCGGTCGTCTGAAATTGAACGCGTTGAGGATCTGAATAAGCAGATCGGAACGTAGGTTTTAGTTTTGCGACTACAGGTCGCTTTATAGTGTCGAGTTTTGACATATCAATATCTCCTATTTTTAATTGTGTATTTTTGTTTAGCTGAAGAACCTGAACGTCTCCAGCCTTCTTGATATTCAGGATGCCATTCAGCAGAAAACAATTTATTCTTGTCGTAATATTTAGATCTATTAGTACGACGGCCTCTTGTGAATATTGGTTGACCTGCAGTCTTTAATGGTAATTCTTGCTCGCGTGAAAGACCAGGGAAAGTTAAATTTCCATTTTCAGCATTTTTTATAAATTGATTAAGCCATTGATCAGCTTTATCCATAACGGTAGACATAGGGCCAATAACATCGGCTTTAGAATTAGCCAAACGAGTATTAGCCCTTATATTTTGTACGTTGGCAGCAGTAGTTGCATTTTGTAAAGCAACTTGATATTTATTAAATTGAGGTGCTTGCGCGCCAGAGGGGGTTGAAGCACCCCCATATTTTGACGAAAGAATCGGATTAAGGCCAGCAGCTCGTAAGTCCTTGACTTGACGTTGGTGAGCAGTATTTGACATTCGTTCTTGGAATGCCATTTGTTTAGAAGCTTGTTCAGCAGACGCAACGTTCTGCTGCTTGGTTCCTCTATAGCCAAGAGCGGCTCCGCCTAAAGTTGCAAGTGCAGTCCACATCAGAAGTGATCTATTAAGCCAGGAACAGAATTTACTGGCATAGGTCTAGCACATTTCATTTTGAAGTAAGCATCAAAGATGAAGTGCGGTTCAGTAGCGACAGCGATCACGCGGTCGACAGGTGGGTTGTCTTGTATGAATGAATCACCAAGGGTAGGTAAAGATGCGAAGTCCTGGGATAAATGCCAGGCATCGAGAGTTGCGGCATCATTTGAACGGAATTTTCCAGTAATGGTTGATGGTTTGTAGCGGTATTCAGCATAACGTTCTTGATAGCCGAATACGTTGTCATCGGCAGCTGAAGCATCAGCATAGATTTCTTTGTTAAGAACAGATTGTTCACCAATGTGTGAAAGTGCAGGCCAGTAGTAATCATAACGAGTAGAACGGCTAAACATACGGTTTAAGCCTTGTTGATAAGTTAGGTCGGCTCTTGTGCTTACGAAGCCAAGAATAACACAGTGTTCGGTAAAGGATTTAGTAAAGCCATGACCTGAAGATACAGCAGTACCAAAGGCTGATAAGTTACCTTGTGGTGTTGTAGCATCGGTTGATGATGTTTGTGCAACAGGGTTGATATTAACGGGTGTTGATCCACCGCCCAAGTACTCAGGGCGTTGGAGTCTAGCATCGGGAGAGGTTACTCCGAAATGAGATTTTATAATCTCAATATATCTTGTTCCGCCACGGGCGTCACGCTCTAAGAGTTTTTGAGTTTGAAATGCTAAGCGTAATTGATTAATAGTTGCAGCAGTTGCATCTGATAAATCAGCATACATATTACCATTTGGT